GGCACACAAGCAGGCTATGACGACGGGCTACACTGTGTTCGGGAAGAAGCGATAGATGGCAGGCAAGATCACATCGGCTACGGGGGAGACGTTCGAGTTCGACGTCATCGTATCGGAGCAGTACGGTCCGAAGAACGCCGTCACGGACTTCCCTGTCGAAGACGGGACGAACTTCTCCGACCATATCCAGCGCCAGCCGCTCACGTTCACAGTTGTGGCCATCCTGTCGGTGAACCCGTTCAGCGAGCTGCCTGTGTCGTCGACGCGGCTCATGGACGCCATCGAGTTCCTGGATAGGGCGGGCACCGCTCTTGTGTCCTACGAGTCGACACGGTTCGGCGAGCGCACGACACTGGCGCTGGAGGCCTGGTCGTACACCAACGACGTGATGGAGCGCCTCGAGTTCACTCTCGGGTTCAAGGAAGTGCGCATTGCGCAGTCGGAGATCGTATCTATCCCGAGGCCAGCTCCGCCCGCTGGGGCGCCAAAGCGTCCTTGCGGCCCGCAGCCGGCTAAGACGGAGAAGGACCTGACGGAACCGGAAAACAAGAAGGTAGCTGAGACGGAGAAGGAGAAGCAGGGTTCGTGGCTATTCAAGGCACTCAATTAGGCGCGTATGTCCATCAGTGAGATGCACACATTCCCCCATATCTCGTCTGTGTCCCTGCTCAGCAAGTTCGGGCCTACGCAGTTGGAGTACAGCTTCACGTTCCGCGCGCGCACGCAGTCCTGGTACATGGATATTCGGCGTTTGAGTGGCGAGGCGCTGATGCTCGGCCGCCGAATCAGTCAAAGCTGGATGCCCACGATCGGCTACGGTGCGCTGTGGGAGCTGATGGAGGGCGTGCTGTGGGTCATCGGGGACAACGGCCCCTACATACAGAGTGACCTGGGGAAGTCGATCAAGGTCTGGTACATCCCAGAAAGCGACCTGTTCTTCTTCCGGACCAACGACGCCACGATTTTGGACCCCACGGTCACCATCACGAGTCCCTAATGGCTTACCTGTTCGGCAGAAAGATCTTGCTGGATATCGCGCAAGAGCCAACGGCCGACGCGGCCACGATTGCGCGCATCCGGGCTCGAGTGTTCCGTGGCGGGCAGCTGTACGGTACTCAGGCGCGGGCCGAGAAGGAGATGGCGCTCATTCAGCGGTCATTCGGCAACGCCGTGCTGTGGAAGTTTGCCGAAGATGCCTGGGGCGTCGTGACGAACGCCGAGGCGTCTGCGCTTTACGGGCCACCCTCGTCGCAGGGGAAGCGGTTCGAGGCGAGTAGGATCTCCTTCAAGGTGAAGCGGACGTCGGACGGCAAGCCGAACAAGTGTAGCATCCAGCTGTACAACCCCAGCCCGGACACCGTCACGCTCGTACAGGACCGGCGAGCCATCGTGCGGCTGTTCGGTGGGTATGACTTCGCCTGGCAGCTGTTCCAGGGCAATCCGATCAAGGATGGGGTGAACATTGAGCGCGGAGGACCGGACCGAATCCTCAGCCTTGAGTTGCAGGACGGTAAGCACGGGCTATCCAAGCGCATCAACCTCAACTTCACGACGAACACGAAGCTGTCTGACGTGCTGCAGGCGATCTCCGAGCAGTCTGGACTGGGCTTGGGCTTCGTCGCCGACCTGGAGGACGTGGATCTACCGTACGGGATCCACATGGATGGCGACCCGCACGAGGCGTTGGAGCGGCTCGCAGCGATGTCTAATGCCGACTTCTCCGTGCAGGACGGTGCGATCCAAATCGTGAAGACCGCGAACGATACCGGCGAGCCTGCGGTGCTGCTCAGCGTGAAAAACGGCAACCTGCTGAAGGTTGCCCGCAAGGACAAGGGCCGAATCACCGCGACGGCGCTCCTCAACGGGACGATTCGGCCTGGTCGGCGCTTTGTGGTGCAGTCGGAGTACATCAACGGCATCTTCAAGGCGATCGACGTAGAGCATACGGGTGATTTGTTCGAGGACGCGTTCACGACGACGATCACCGCGCACCCCTGGACGCCCCCGTCACCGTCGTCGACCTCGGGAGCTGTCGACTCGAAGCTGGTCGACGCCATTATCCGCAAGGTCATCGCGGCCGGGTTGATGTACGACTCGTTCGCTTCGGCCCAAAACAGGGCCAACCGCCTGGACTTCGCCGCGGCAAAGGATAACGTACGCATTGCCCGCTTCCTCTACGCCAGCGAGATTGGGCCGACGCAGAGTTTTGGTATCGTCACGAAGGCTGAAGCGGCGAAACTGGAGAAGAACGGCGTTGCGATCTTCCTTGTAGGTGCGAAGCAATGAGCACGGACAACCCAGAACTGATCGATGTGATCAGAGTCGCTATTCGAGGGGCGCTGGGCGCCATGAGTATCATCGGTGTGGGCTACGTCGAGCAGTACGACCCGTACGACCAGAAGGCGACCATCTCGTCCGCGTTGAACTTCTGCTATTGGGACGAAGAGGAAGAGGTCTTGGTGCAGTACGCACCGAGCCCTGTAGGGCATTGTCCGGTGCTTCACATGTCGTCGGGCGGGTTTTTCAGTGCCATGCCCGTCGACGAGGGCGACTTTGGCATCATTTTGACGTGTGACCGGGCGTTGGACGGCTGGAAGGAGACGGGGGCGTTCTCGAACGATGTGGGTGACGGTCGGCGGTTCAACTTCGTAGACTCGATGTTCCTCCCCATGGGCCGCGCGTTCCAAAACGCACTAGAATTCACTGATAAGCACAACGAAAAATGGGTCTGGGGCGAAGAGACACCCACCGGGTTGAGGTTTGAGCTGGGCAACGGCAAGTTCGAATTCGGTACGTCGGCCGTTCGGTTTCTCGAGCAGGTGGCAGATTCGATCACGCTGGCGTCTAAGATTTCTACGTTCGCAGGTACGTCCGTTGTGACGACCCTACTAGGTCCACAACCCTTGTCGAACGCTGGTCAATTAGCCAGCGTTGCACTACAATTAGCGCAGATCCGCGCAAAGATTGATCTCATCCGAGGCACACTCAATGACTGACGAACTCGAAGAACCCAAAGAACCTGTCGCATCGGCGAAGGCCGCACCAGCGAAGGCTGCGCCGAAGGGCACCGACTGGAACAAAGAGGCTGCGCCTGCCGGGCTCTGGTACGTGCGCCTGGGAACCAAGGTGCAGATGAAGGGGCACACCGCGCTGGTGTCGAAGGTGGACGAACGAGGCCGCCCCACGCACCTCGACTACCGGGATGCCGAAGGCGTAGCGCATAAGCGCGTCCCGTTCCTGCTCGGGAACTACGTAAGGCTCGCGTAATGCTCGACGCGGCAAACCTGGCAGTGTACTTGGCAGCGAATCAGACGGACGCAGGCGAGAAGTCGTTTCCTGTCACCGTGGATACGGCTGCGGACGACACTGCCTACGTCTTCGAGTTCGTCGTCGACCCTGGCGGGGGCGACGAGTTGACGGTCACGTTCACGGTGAACTCCGGCACGGGCGCAACGACGACGACGATAGCGACCGCGCTCAAGGACGCTGTACTCAACGACACGAGCAACGATGGACCGCAGGACGGTACGCTCAGCAGTTTCCTCATAGCGAGCTCCCTGACCAACGTCGTGACGGTTTCCGGCGCTCAGGCAGGGGACTTCTTCAACATCACTTCGTCGGACACGAATCTGACGGTGGGGACTGCTACGTTCGCGGGTGCAACCATCGACGAAGCGAACCTGGAGCCGCTCATCGGGGACGTGCTCACACCCGCGACGCTCACGGGCAACGTAGACGACTACAACCCGGCAGGCTTGAACCAGGCCACGTTCCTTCGCATTGACGGCGGCGCAGTGGACCGGGAGGTCACAGGGATTGTCCCGGCGCACCGAATGCTCATCGTTCGTAACGTCGGCACCACCAACACCATCGCGTTTCGTCACGAGAACAGTGGTAGCGCCGTGGCGAATCGTTTCTCGAACGCCGGTGCTGTCACGCGTACGTTGGCGATAGGAGAGGCGATCGTTCTAGTCTACGATCCTACCTCTACCCGATGGTGCGCAGCGAGCTAGTCTGCTAGATCTAAGTTATGGCGCTCTACTACGACATCCTGCTCGATGATGATGGAGATCTACCCATCATCACGCGTCACGCTATTGGTGCCGAGGTCGTGGCGCAGCGTGTGCGGTTCCGTCTGGAGACATTCGAGGGTGAATGGATCCTCGATACCGCTGTGGGGCTGCCGTATCTGAAGTGGCGCGGGACCAAGGTGGTGAATTTGGACGCCATCGGCGCTCGAATTCAGCGCGAGCTCCTGGCCATACCCGGCGTACTCCGCCTGACGGCCTTCTCGAGCACGTTCACGGAGGATGCGCAGCGTGTCTACTTCAACATCTCGCTTGTGGTGGAGGATGTGGCTGGCACTGCGAGCACGACTGTGTCGTATTACCCGTTTGGTCGCCGGGCGAACTCCAACCCGATTGCGCTCTACACTGCGCCGTCCAGGACAATCCTTTGAGGTGACGTATGGCTGATTTCGGACTGTCGGATGCCGGGTTCCTTGCGCCGCGTACGGCTGATTTTATCGAGATGATTCGGAGCGACTACGAAGCCGCCACGAATCTGTCGATTGACTGGGAACGGGACACGTTTCTGGGCCAAATCACTGCCATCATGGCTGACCGGCTCGGCGAAATCGCTGATGCGGCACAGGCAGTCTACGACGCGACGGACCCGTCGAATGCGACAGGGGCGCAACTGGACAATCTGGCGATCCTCGTGGGCGTATTTCGACAGCTCCCGACGTATTCGCAGGCGGTCGCGACATTTACGGGCCTGGTGGGCACGATCATCACGGCCGGCCGTCGCGTTCAGGGCGGGACGGACCCGCTGACGCGCTGGCGGCTGGCGTCCGATGTCACGCTCAGCACGCTCACACTCACGACGGGCAATTTGAGCTTCACGGCGGGCTCAGCTACGGCGTTTGGGCGTATCACGCGCGTATCCGGGTCGTGGATCGAAGACGGTGTGGGCGTCGGCACGGTGCTGACCGTCGCGAGCTCGGTGTCGAACAACAAAGCGTTCACGGTCGAAGGCCTCATCAGCGATACGGTCATCGAAGTCCGACAGGGTGTGGTAGCTGAGGGCGCTGTCGCAGCTACAGCGACAGGTGCTTTCGGCTCGGGGACCCTGATTGCCGTGGAGTCCGGTGCTTTGAGCGCGGGGCAAACGACAATCGACACCATCGTGACGCCTGTGGGTGGTTGGCACGCCGTATCGAACGCGGCCCCGGCGACGGTAGGCTCCGCCCTGGAGTCGGACGAGGAGCTGCGTGGGCGACGCCAGACCGCGCTGGCGGTATCAGGTGCTGCGTCCATCAAAGCCATTCGATCCAATCTCCTCGAGCTCTCGATCCTCACCGCGGCGACCGTCGTGGAGAACGATTCGAACGTGACGGCCGTGGTGGGAGGCAAGACGCTGCCGCCGAAGTCGTATGCGGTCGTCGTGTGGCCCAACACGCTGACCACAGAGCAGCAGGAGCTGGTCGCTGAGACGATCTACAACACGGGACCGGCTGGTATCGAGATCGTCGGCACGGACGTCACAGCGGACGTCACAGGCTCCGACGGCTACGTTAAGTCCGTCGCATTCGACTTCGCAACGACGCTGGCGGTGAACGTGGTGACGACCGTCGCGCTGAGCACGGGCTACGTGCTGACCAACGTGCAGACGACCGTCGAGAACCTGGTCGTCGACTACTTCGCCAACCTGACCGTGGGCCAAGCCGTGCGCACGCTGGAGTTGTCGGCGTTGATCGCTACAGTGGTGGGTGTTGTGGGCGCATCGTTCACGTTGAATGGTAGCGGCGTCGACATTGAACCTACGATCTCGCAGATCGCCGAGCTGGGTACGAACACGGTGACTACATGAGCGGAGCCACCACTGTTCTGATCTACGCGGGAGACCACGCGGAGCGCGCCAAGGCGGCTTTGCTGTCTACGAACAAGTTCAGGCCCAGGATTGTGGCGTTGACTGAGGCGTTGGGCGCTGGTGCGCAGATGCTGGAGGACCCGCTCTTCGGATTCATCGTCGGCTGGAACGTGAACCTCGTCTCGGGCAAGGCCCTGGACGTGTTCGGCAACATCGTGGGCGAGGCGCGACAGGGATTGGACGACGCGACGTACAAACGGTTCGTACAGGCCCGCATCCGCGCCAACGTGGCGGAGGGGACGCGTGATGAGCTGATTGAGATCTATGCGCTGTTGATGGCGGCGGACGATGTGAGGTACTTTGACCTGCCTCCTGCTGCTTTTGCCCTGCAAGCGCAGCGACCTGTGTTTCTCGATGACATCACAGCGGCACGAGTGGCGGCATTCATGATTGACGTCAAACCTGCCGGCGTGGGTATGACGTTGATCGAAGCTATAGCGCCGGTGTTCACCTACGATGTTGGCCCTGGCTACGACGTTGGCCTGTACTCAAGGTATCTGTAATGGCGAAACCGACACAAGACATCACCTGGGCGAAGGGCACGTCACCGAACACGCAAAATCCGACGAACGAGCGGTCGAACGGGTACCCCGAGGGGTTCCAGCCGCCTGCTGCAGCGCACAACTGGCAGTTCGAGGCGATTGGGGATTACATCACACACCTGATGGCCGTCGCTACGACGGGGTTTGCGTCAGGCGCAGCGGCTTTGGCTGCGGGTTTGACGGATGGTGATGGGTTCTGGTGGCGAAGCAATGAGACTGCGTCGTTGGCGGGGCGTTGGGGCGACCCACTCGCAAACTCGCTTGCGTTGTTTGGTGCCGTGGGATGGGTAGATATCGACCACGATGGTGAGTTTCTGATCGCGCTTGAGCAGGACGTAGCAGCAACAACGCAGCCGCATATTACCGTGCACGATCCGACAGGCACCACAGCAGAAAGAGACTTTGTCGTGGGCACCACCACACTAGGGGCCAACGCCACGGCCGTGGCGTGTAATGGAACCTATATCGCGGTGGCGTTTAACGACGCAGTCGGTGCGGTCTACGTCTACGATTACGACGGAGTCGAGAAGTTCAATTTCACGCATGGCGCCTTTGCGGCAGATGTGTGTATGGACGAGTCTCGTGTGTACGTGTGCGGGGCAAATGGTACGACGAGCTACGACGTGCGTGCATACGATCTCGTTGCTGAGACCGAAACATGGGGTTACGACCACGCAGCTACCCTGTACTCCATCGCGACAGATGGCGAGTCCGTGTATGTGGGCGGCGACGTCAGTGGCGGAAATCACATTCGGCAGCTGAACGCGGTGACCGGAACGCTGGTTCAGTCGCTTGGCACAACAGATCCGATCGAGGCCAGGAACAGGATAGTCATTGGCGAATACTACGTATTCGTGCTGACACAAAACGCAGGCACAGGCACGCTACAGCAGGTGCGTAAGGACCTCGGGACTGTGGTGGTCACTCAGGGTCTTGGCGCAGGGTTCGCCGGAGTTGCCGGGCTCGAAGGTCTCGCCGTAGATGACCGGTTCGTCCACGTCGGAGGAGGCACGGTGGCGGGCCTGACGTCCTTCGTGCTTGACGATATTACTCTCGACCGAACGCACATCCTGTCGACCACAGCAGGTGACACGCTCGTCTCTAGCGGACACGATTTGTGGTCGGTCAGCACAACGCTCGACCTTCGAATCGATTTAGGGCGTAGAGCAGGGTTCTGGCGGTACGCGTCTGTCCCCGGCAAGCGCGGTCGCTGGTTCCAACGCAAATTCATTCCGGCAGGGTAATCCATGAGCATTTTTGAAGACTCACTGGAGGCCAGCCTCCTATCGATCGGGCGAAACTCGAACTGGCTCGTCCCGTCCTTCCCTTCGGGCGACCCGAGCCGGTTGCCTGAGCTGGCGAACCATGGCACGCCGCTGAACAACGCGCCGAAGTGCTTGTTCTGGTTCGCGCCTCGAGAACTGATGCACGCA